TTTAGTGAAGCACAAAGAACTGGTCTTGGAGAGTTTGCAAGACAACAACAGGCTAAAAGAACTGGTGCACAAGGCTTGATAGGTATTGGCACAGGTCGAGGCAGTGCCGCAGGTAACTTAGCACAAAGATTAGCTGGCTTTGGTGGACAAATGACTGATTTAGGAGTAACACAAGAGCAACTTAGATCTGGTCAAAGAGGTGAATTAGCAGGCTTTGGTGCGACAGGTAGAGGTATTGAAGAAACTGGTTTAGGTAGAATCTATGAACAACAAATAGGTCAACAATTTAGACCGTTACAAACTCTAGGGCAAATTGGTTCTATGTTACCTGGTTATCAAGCATCACAAACACAGATTGATTCACAATATGGTATGCCAACAGATCCTACTGCCGCTGGACTAGGTGCAGCATTTAGTGCATACGGTGCTTTAGCTCCAAGACCACAACAAGGAAGTAATTAATGAACTTCATGAATCGTAAAATGTTTCAAAGAGGTGGAGCATCTAATACATTAGGTGCTTATCAAATACGTGATACGGTAACTGGTGAAATATATGATATAAAACCAGACTTTATAAATACTTTTGGTTTTAATCCATACAAAATACTATTAGATGATACTTTAGAAAAAGGTAGTGCAGTACAATCTATTTTAGAGGATTTTCAAGAAAAAGATGCACCAAAGATAGGTCCCATACAAGCAAGACAAGATATTGGATCAACCATAGCAGATGTAGGCTTTAGAGTCGCAAGGCAATTTGAACCTATAATTAGAGGTGGTATAAGAGCAGCTGGTGAGATTACAGGTATTGAACCATTTAAAAAAGCAGGTGGTGAATTTACTGTAGGATTTTTACCAGAAGGTGAAAAAAGATTAGGTCAGCCTTTTGGTGTTTTACCTGTAGATTCTGTAATACCTAGTGATCAAGAAAGGGCTAGGTTTATGTTACGTGGTATCACTGTAAAAGAACCAGATGTTGTGCAAGATGTAGTTGATGACACAAGTTTTGATTTTCGTGACGAAGATATGAAAAGTAAAGTTAGAAAATTTGATTTTGACAGACAACAACAAGAATTATTAATTAGTAAATTTTCACCAGAAGATCAACAAACATTAAGAAATTTTATTGATCCTAACAGCGGTTTACTTACAGTTACGCCAGAAGAAATTGGTTTGAGACCTATCAAATCTCAACCATCTGTAGATGTTTTTAATCAATCTTTAAATTTAACAGACCTTACAACTAGCTTAGAAGAACTGACGCAAGAAAGACAAGATCTTGAAGAAAGATTTGCAGAAGAAGATGTGCAAAGACCTGCTGGCATAAATGTAGATGAAATAAACAATCTGCTTAATGAAGTATCACAACCAAGTATTAATTTAGAAAAAACAGAAGCTGAAAGTTTAATGGAAACCGTAAATAAATTTGATGGTTTAACAGATGATCAGTTAAAGTTTGAAATTGATAAACAAAATTTACCAGGTATGGATGCTTTAGATGAAAACAAAAAAGCTGTAGCCGAACAAGTAGAGGTAATTAAAAAATTAGAGGCAGAGGGTGTAGATCCAGATGATTATTTTAATAAAGCCATAAACATCGGTAGTAAAGAAAATTATAGAAATGCTACTGATAGAAAACTGAACCAATCTGGATTTTTTGGTACTGATAGATTTTTAAATTTTGTAAGAAATGTAGGTGCTGGTTTGGTTGAAACTGGTCAATTAGGTCCAGGACTTGCATTAGGTGCAGCTAAAGCTGCTGAAGAAAAAGCAGCAAGAGATTTGGCTGAAGATGAAAGACAAAAAGAATTAGAACTAGCAAGAATTGCTGCTGGAGCTAAAGAAAAATTAAAACCTAAAGAAAATATAGATTTAGCTGGCCAAATTAATGCTGATTATAACGAGGTAATTAGTGCTAACAATACATTAGAAATTGTTGGTAGAGTAGAAGAAATAATTTTGAATGAAGATACAACCTCCGCACAAGCTATAATTCAAGAAATTTTTGATGCTGCTGGTGCTATATTTAATACTGACGGTCAACCAGATCCAAAAGGTAAAGGATGGAACGAGTTGAGTCCAAGAGTTAGAGCCAAAGTATTGCTGAATCAAATAAAACAGAAAAATATTAGAGATATTTTGGGTGAGTCAGGAAAAACTATTTCTAACTTGGATAGACAAATCGTTGACGAATTAGTTGGTAGTTTACAAATCTTTAAAACAGATGCAGCCGCGTTAGAAGCATTAAAACTTACTAGAGAAGGTATTTTAACAAACATGTCTGGAGCCATAGCTAGATTAAAATCTAATTACATTGGTATGGAAAATTACGGTGACATGTCTTTGATACAAAATGATGATCTTATAGATTATATGGAAACAGGTACTCTTCAAGGCAATCCGTACGCTAATGATTTTGTAGGTGCTACAAAAGTAAGACCTGGTAGAATAAATAAAATTACTTTAGCCACAGATTAATGGAAATATTTGAAGTAGAAATAGCTCCAGGTGTTACAGAGACTGTTGAGGCAAAAAACGCTGAAGAAGCTAGAAAAAAAGTAAAAGCAATCATAGCTCAAGGTGCTATGTCTCCATTTTATGATGAATTGTTTTTTGATTACGAAACTGGCGTAGATAACAAAAAGTTACGTAGAAACTTATCTATGGCTGAAACTACAGAGGAGCAAAATAAAGCTATACAAAATATTATAAATGGCACGCAAAAATCAAAAGAACCTATCGAACAAGAAAATTTTTTATTAAATGAAGTAGGTGAGTTAGGTTTTACTAGAAATACTAAAGGACAAATAGCTTTAACACCATATGGTATGAAACAGCTTGGTTTAGAAAAGCTTATTAAAACTGTTACTCTAACAGACGGCACAACCATAAATCAGAATACAATAATTGATGAAAATGATTTTAATTTAAGAACAGGTGATCTGTCTGATTTAGCTGGTATAGCTGGGCCTGTAATAGGTGCAGTCATAGGTTTATCACCACAGGCAAGAATTGTAAAAGGACTTGCAGCATTAACAAAAAGACCAGTATTTGCAAGGATGTTTGCCGCGGGTTCTGGTAGTACAGCAGGTAAGGCAGTCGAAGAAGAAGTTATTGAAACCATGGAGGGCTTTCAATTACAAGACAGAGACGACATAAATAATTTATACAAACAAGAATTTGTGTTTGGTTCCTTGGCACAAGGTCTTGGTGAAGGTGTATTTAAAATATATCAAACATTTTTAGGCAAAAGAGCCGCACCTGCAGATTCTAGAATAATGTTTCAACAAAATAGAAATAGGTCTGTTACAGACGTTATGAATTTAGATAGAGAGCTCGGTAGACAAGCTACGGAAAATGAAATTAAAGCAGCTATCAGAAAAGGCAAAGTAAAAAGATTTGATTGGAAAATGAATAAATCAACTGGTGCTATACCAGCACAACAATCATTAGAAAGAATGTTACCAGGAAGAACACAAAGCATAGCAGAACAAGTGTTAGGTAATAATCGTGATAAAGCTAATGCCTCTTATTTGTTTGCAGAACTTAACTATCTAACCAGAGGTATTAAAGATGAAAAAGCTGCATTAGATTCTTATATTTCAGCTGCACAAAAAGGTAGATTAGATGAATCTGTAAACCAAAAATTACAAAATTTAAGAAGTAAAGAAGCCAAAGTAACACAAAGATTAGAAAAATTACTTGGTGAAATTACTGATGATGCATTAGAAGTCGGTAATTATGGAATGGTTCCTAGTAGAAGAGATTTTGGAGAAACAATAAAAAATACAGTTAGCACAGCTAGATCTTTTGTTACCAAAGAAATGGGAAACGAATATAAAGAAGTAGATAATTTAATGAAAGACATGCGTAGCATACACAAAATGGAGCTTGATGATTTTGGAGAGTTACAAAAAATTGGTAGAGCAAGGCCTGGTTCTGGAGATGCTGATCAGTTTGTTTTGAAAGATGGTCAAGCAGTAGGTGTAGCCAATACAATTAATGCTGCTATAAATGAAACTGCGAATACTTATTTTGAAAAATCTTTGATGCGTATAAAATCTTTTATGGATGACTTTCCTGGTTATGATTTAAGTATTCAAGATCCAAATGTCAAAGGTGGCACAATAATGCAAATTCAAAAAAAGTTTCAAGATTTGTATAATCAAACTACACCCGAGGCTACAGCACAAGGTTTAGGTATTAGTTTATTTCAACTAAGAAATTTAGTTAAAGACTTGGATATTTATATTAAAGAAACGCCAACTCCTACGCCGCAACGTGAATTATTGTTTGATTTAAAAAGATATATAGACTCTTACGGTAGATCTGAACCAAAAAGTATAATGACTGATCTTACTAAAGATTCTTTAGCTAATATCAATATGCGTTTGAAAAAACAAAATATAACAATGACTCAAGAACAAAAAAATTTAATTGAAGAGTCATTAAGATTATTAAGAGAAACTAATAAAAAAAATGCACAGAGGATGCAACCTTTTGATAATTTAAATATACAAAAAATTATATCTAACGCATCTAAGGGTGCACATCCACCTGATGAAATATATGAAAGAGTGTTTCTTAGTGGTTCTGCTAAAGATTTGGAAGATCTTTTCAAAGCAACAAGAAATTATGATGAATATCTAGAATCTATAGGTAAAGAAGCTGTAACTGAAAAAAGATTAAAAGCCCAACTTAAAAGAAGATTTTTTGATGATGCTATCTACAAAGCCACAGATGGTGAAACCAACAGATTAAATTATACGACTTTTGCAAGACAGTTTTTGCGTTTTGACCGAGATTTAATGGATCAAGGTAAGATAGATGTATTATTTAAAAATGCAGATGGTATAACAACAGGACCTTTAGTAAGGCAAACCATATTTAATTTAAATAGAATACAACCAAATTTATCACCAGCTAGATTGCGTGATTTAGTAGATGATTTTACAGGAACAAATCGTGGTTTAGATGCAAGTAATCAAGGTAAAGCTTTCATAAGAGGACTACAACAACTTGCCAATGAATCAGAAAAAGTTATGAAGTTTAGGGCAAATAGAGCTATATCTGATTTACCAGAAAAAGGTATTGAAGCGACTACTGATACCATATTTAGACCTGGTAATGCTTCTGTTATAAATACCTTAAAAGGCACGGTAGATGACGATGTTTTCAACAGTATTCAACAAGCAAGTATGATGAAATTGTTAAAGAGATCTGTCGATTTTAATGGAAAAGGTAAAATAAACGATATATTTAAACCTGGAAATTTGGAAACAGCACTTAACTCTTATGGTGATGAAACACTTGAAGCCATGTTTGGTAAAGAAATTACAAGAGGTTTAAGAGATTTCCAAAAGCAAGTTGATGTATTAACAAAAGGCGAAGTTGGTAGAGGTGGTAGTGCTGGTGGATTGGTTGCGGCTGGTCTTGGTGCTGCGGTAGTTTTTGCACCACTACAAACTTTACCTGCATTATTAGGTTTAACAATAGTAAGAACTGCGTTAGGTAATCCAAGATTTGTTGGGTACTTAAGTAAAACAGATCCAGGATCTATAGCACAAGCTATACAAATTTTAGAAAGAGCCGCAAGACAATATGGTGTAAGAATGGTAGATGGTAGTTTTGTATCATCGACCGTAGATTTTGCTGATGAAACTTTTGAAGCTGGTAAAACTGCATTAGGCATTACTGACGAGGATGTAGATACTGGTGTAGACGAAGGATTAAATTTATTTCAACAACTTAGAGATCAAGTTACTGCACCAATTAGAGAGCTACCACAATTACCTCAAGTAGATACTACCCAAGCATCTGTAGATCCTTTATCGCCAGAACGTCTTGACTTTGCCGAACGTATTGCAGGTAGACCTGTAGTTTAACTTTTTTCCCACTTAAACTTTGCTTGACCTGTGACTGGTTGCCATTCTCTACCAGGTCTTGTAGTCCACCCTTTATGGTTTTTATCTGTAGAAGTTTCTCCTATTATTTTATAGCCAGCAGCTTTCAAGCTAGATCCAGACTCTGACTGTAATGTGTATGTGATCATTCTTTTACCACCCATTTGTTGCCATATTCTCCAACATCTACCATACAAAAAAGAATTAGTATTATTTGGTGAAGTATCATTTGTGCACACTCTTACAGCTTCTGCTGTAAAGCCATCATCTAAATTTCTTGATATAGGTCTGCCTACTATCGCTACACCTACGAGCTGATCATCATAGGAAGCACCTATTGCAAACTTTGCACCTCTAACTGGTTTATTGTGTCTATGAAAATTATCTACAAAGTTGTTAGCATCACGAATGGTCATTGGCACTACTTGTAATCTCATTCTTCAAAGAAAGTAGGATCAACAGCCACAAATCTTTTAGCTGGTCTGCCTTTACCACCTACCTTTATTTCTACCTCTTGTATTTCACCTGCGTTCATAAGCCTTTCTATAATCTCTTTGACTTCATAAGACTTCATACTACGAAAGAGCTCATGCCTATCTACTTCACGTTTAGAGATACCCTCACCATTCCTAGATCTTATAAAAGACAAGACCTGTTTAATCTTAGATTCCATGGCACTACTTGCTACCTTGTCTCTACAGGCTTCTATGAACAATAAATCGTAATATCTAATAAAATCTACCGCCCATTGTGTAATATCTCCTGTAATCGCTCTAGCGTCCGCATTTGATGCCAGAGTACAAAGTAATGATAAACGCATGGCTTTTTCCTTAGAACGGCTTAGAAGAGGCTCTAGGTTGTCTTTTTCTAGTATATCTTGTCGTTTTACGATCTCTCTTGCGAAATCTTGCAGTATTTCTTCTGATTCTCTATCAAAGTTTAATACTATCTGGCTAAGGTCTATCTCTGCATTGTCTCTTGCAACATCATCCATGTTACCTCTTTGCCTTCTAATATAGTTGACCCAGTTTACTATTGATGTAGGTGGTTCTTTAAATCTTCTAAGTTCACCTACCCTTCTTGGTTCTTTAGATTCAACGACTACAAACCTATTAAGAAAGCCATCTGCTATACGACCACTATTAAGTGCTTTGTAAAAGTTTTTTGGCACTGACAAGCCTACAAGCGTTATGGCTGGTTTATGTGTAACACGACTCATCATCATCTCTTTGTATTGTTCCTGGACATTCATAAGCGAGTAGTTATCTGGTCTTAAAGTACCATGACACCTGCCCCATGCTTCCATAAGTGTTTGAATACCGTCTTCTCTATTTGTGTTTTGTGAATTGCCTATGGCTTCTAATCTCTTACCAAACTCATCCATGATAGTTATTTGTGTAGGTCTCATCTTTAATACAGAGTGGACAGCACCACTAGATGTGTAGCCATCTCCTACAACTAGCTTCTCATGATCGCTAGCGTTAAGCACCGATTCTACAAATGTCTTGATGTTTTCTTTTCCTTGACCAGACTTTGCAATACCCATGAAATACATAGATGAAAAGTTATTCATGTTGGTTCTATAAATACGACCACAGCTTACGCTTGCTAAAGATAATGCCCCAATAAGAGACAACTCTGGTTGTGGCACTTGTGCTATATCTTCACAAAACTTAAACATGTCTTTGAGTAAGCCAGGTGGATTAAATAGATCTTTTGGTTTTTGTATGGTTTCAGAGGCTTGTATAAATAAAGGTGCTATCTGATTTTTTCTATCATGAGTGCTTTTAACACTTTCTACTACGCCATCTATCTCTGCTTGTGGTAGTGGTGGAGTATTTTGTTTATTCCAATTATGCAGAAATATTTTTACAAATTGTAGGTTTACATTTTTGGATATTAGATAACCTGCAATCCTTGCCGCTCCATCGTTTCTTGATCCCTCATGCACGCCTTCTAACGAGAATGGTGCTGTCTGAACGCTTGACTCTGTTTTAGGTACGCCTGTTATTTTTGTAAACTCAACCTCAGTAAAGTCTGGTAAGTCGTTATGATCATGTATCTTCCAATCAGGAAAGGTTATTGGTTTGTATATTTGACCATTAGCATGTCTGCTCCAGGGTGCTATGATAAGACCACCTACTCCTCTGATATCAATTAATCTCTCTATAGGTGTTTCAGCAGTTCTTCTTGTTGCAAAGGTGGTATAGTTCTGTGGGTTGTTATAATAGTAGTGCATACCTTTGCCAGTAATGACTTTGAATGGACATGCAGGTAAATTCTTTTCAACCCAATCCATAGCCTCTGGCGAGTCTGCATCTACGACAATAAATGATCCGCATACAAGAGCAACAACTAGGTTATCCCTATCCTTAAACCATGATTCTACAAGGGTTCTAGAAGGTCTTTCCTCTTTGTATTGCTCCCATCCTTTTAGAAAAGGTGGTGGCTTTTTGTTAGATCTTTGTAAAGGTACGACATTATAACCTTCGTCATAGTAGGCAAGTGCTTGCTCTAAGGATGTGTCGTCCTCAGTAATATTGAGCTGAAACACACTAAGCTTCTGTTACTAATATCTCTGATACAGGCCCATATATAGATTCAAAATCTAATCTGCCGTCTGTAGCTTTGATGATTTGTTTAGCCTGATTAATCGTAGGTTGTCTATAACCATAACGCCATGCTTTACAGGATGCTTCAGAGCACCCAAACTTTTCGGCAGCTTCTCTTTGTCCTAAAAATTCTATGTATTCTTTTAATGAGTATGGTTTAACTTTTCTATTTGTATGATTTGGTTTAACACCTAATGTCTCAAATTCTTTTAATTTTTTTGTTGCTAGGGTCTTTGTCCTGAAATAATAATTTGCTTGCCACAAAGTATTTTCTTGGTTTTGATTTTCCATATACTCTCCTTGTAAATTTATTTGAAAATTTAATTTTACATATGGTAACGATTTAGGCTATAATGTGCAAGTTAATTTTTATTATAGGAGTAAGAGAATGGAATTATCAAATAGAATTGTATCTCCAAGTCAGCTCGTGCAAAGCCAAGGTGCTAAAATCTTGGTGTATGGTATGGCTGGTTCTGGAAAGACAACACTGGCAAAGACGTGCCCAGGCAAGGTGCTTGTAATAAGTGCTGAAGCTGGATTGCTATCTATTAAAGATGCAGACAACGTTGATGCCATAGAAGTAAAAGAAGCAGCAGAAGTTATGCAACTTCATGATGCTTTGAAGTCTGGCACATTACAATATGACACAGTTGTTTTAGATTCAGTATCTGAAATAAGTGAGATTTTGCTTACATGGGAGAAATCTCGTAGTAAAGATCCAAGAATGGCATACGGTAATGTTCAGGAATCTGTAACAAATCTCATGCGTGCTTTTAGAGATCTACATATGCACGTGTTATTTTTGTGTAAAGAAGATGTAGTCAACGATGATGGCATATTAAAACACGCACCAAAAATGGTTGGCACTAAGTTAGGTGAATCAATAACATATTTCTTTGATGAAGTGTTAGCACTGAGAGTCATTGATAGCCAGGATGAAGATGGTAAAACTGTTTCACATAGATGGTTGCAAACTATTCATCGACAAAACTACAAGGCTAAAGATAGAAGTGGTAAACTTGAAAACTTTGAAAAGCCTGACATAACAGCCTTAATTGAAAAGTTAGGGTTTTCATTAATTAACGATATGGGAGAAACTAATGTCTGATTTCGGTGATATAGAATTTTTTGATAACTTAAGTGAGATGCCTACGGGTGTCCCACTTGCACCAGAAGGTGAACACAACGCAAAGATTATAGCTACTGACAAGTATAAGTCACAAGCTGGTAACTGGACTTTAAAAGTTACATTTCAAATAGACGGTGGTAAATACAAGGATCACAATGAGTGGTATAACCTTTGGGGTACACATGAGGAAAATAAACGTATAAGTACAGAAATGTTTACTAGGCTTACTAAAGCCTGTGGACTTAAAAAATATCCTGAAGAACATGGACATTTCGTTGGTAAAAACCTTAGTCTTGATATGTATCAGAAACAAGATTCATTCAAGGGTGATAATGGTGAAGAAGTAAAGATGATGAAAACTAAAATTAAGAATTATCTTTTAGCTGTGGATTCAGACATGAACCCACCACCAGAAGCAGTGCCACCATTTTAAGACGTAGCTTTCTCGTTACTAGGGGCCTTGTGCCCCTTTTTTTCTGCTATTAAACAAAACCTTTCGTCTTGTTTTTCTTTCAATACCTTTTCTATGTATTGGATGTGTTTATCTAGTTCTGCTATTTTTTGATCAATATTCATCTATTCTCCATATATGTATAAATCATTAATAATAATAACCCAACAAGTGCATAAAAACTTGAGTCCATTATCTTTCCTCTAATTTGTTACGAGCTCTTGTCAGATACCAGATAGCCTTATCTAAGTCCTGGATATTTGCATCTTTGTGATCTGCTCTCCAGATATACTTGATAGCTGCCGCTTTGCAATAGCCTATAAACTGTTCAAAGGTTAAAGCTGATTCTATTGCGTCTATACACTCAATAGAGCCCTTCTTATAATGTGGGGGATGATTTACGTTATCTGTCATTTTGTTTCTCCAAGTAATTTATCTATAGAATCATCAAGTATTGGTTTTACAGATTGATATTCTTTTTCATATTTTTTAGCCCACTCTTTGTCATTTGTTGTTGAATAATTTAAACGATAACGAGCATGTAAAAATCTTTGAGTCATAGCATCTAATAATTTTTTTTCTAAATAATTTCTTTGTACAGACTTCATACCAACATCAATATCAGTTAAAACCTCATCTGCAAGTTCTACTAATTTAGCTTTGTTCATTTTGTTCCTCTCTGTAAAAATTACCAGTATCTAACTCAACTACGTTAGGGCTGTTGTATATAGTTGGTGTTTGACCAGCTAATACTTTGTTATATGACTCTAAGTAGTCGCTAAGAAAGTTCCAACCTATCTCCATATCAGTATGATTCATTTTAAATACTTTACTAGCATAAGGTGTTTTCTTT